TTCATAAGCCATAGTGAGGGCAAGTTCAATCAACTTCATCTTGCTTTCCAAACGGTCAACAAGTTCCACGTCAATTATATTATACTCTACAAACTTTTGCCAACCCTTTGTGTAGAAATCTTTAAATGTATCAAACTCAGAGTGATCTAATTTCTTCTGTCCAAGTTCTACACTAGCAATATAATCCAAACGATAAGATTCCTGTGCTTTATAAGTAAACTTCTTATATAAGTCTAAGTAGTCTAACTGTGACACACCACCAATATCATATGAAATGTATCTACGACCCATAATATGAGTTTCATCCTCTGTCACAAGTCCCCAAGGTGACATACGTTTCATTAATTTTCCACCAAGGATTCTTTCAATCCTGCGACACATATATGGAATATCATAAAGCTTACTATTCCATCCAGTAATAACTTCAGGTGTATTCTCCTCTATCATCCACCAGTTAATGAAATCATTTAGAAGTTCATACTCTGTCCTAAACTCTTTATAGATTACATTGTCCTGCTTATTATTAAAAGGACCTAAACCCCAAGTACGAATCTGTTTAGTTGTATAATCCTGAATTGATATGAGAAGTATCTCTTCTGCAGCAGATTCTACATCAGGGAATCCATTCTCTGATTTCACCTCAATATCAAGAGTTACTAATTTAATCTTCTCAATATCAAACTTTAGTTCTTCTTCAGGATACTTATCAGAAATATATTGATAAATAAATCTCTCATTACCGTAGATATTGAAATTTTCTACATCAGCATACTTTTTTATAAACTCACGACAATCCCTTACTGATCCAGGCTCAATTGCATCAACAGTATCACCAGTTAAAGTTTTATACTTACTCTTCTTTTTTGAATCGACAAAAAGGGTTGGATAGAACTTCTCACGGGTTGCAAAGTGTTTTCCATCTTCATAACCACGAACCAAGAAGTTGTCTCCAACCATTTGGACATTAGTGTAAAATCGCATCAGTTACTTTATTGTATACTTCATTATATTCAAATCTCTGTTGAGAAAGGAGATTGATATCATTGCCAGTAAATTCCTTATATGTCATCATAAACATTGTAAAATAATGCCATTGTTGTGGAGGAATGTATAATGGAGATAGACACACATAGACATAATCAAATTTATAATTTTCAAATTCATATTCATTTCTTGAACAAGAATGATATTTATCCCCTAATAAATCTTCATTAAAATCATTTCTTTGTAAATTGGCACTATTCTTATTATGAATCCATGTAAATGATTTTAATCTTCCTTTATGATGAAGCCAAGCTCCCCAATTACCTTCACAAACATAATCACTATTAACAATATGGAAATTTTCCAAGTTTAAATCATAACCATTACCAAATTTAGCACCATGCATTACATCATCATGATGATCAACATTAATTAATTCAATATCAGAACATTGATGTATCGCATAAAGAATTGCATCATGATCATATCCAAAAGAAACATCAGGATTATACTTTAAACTTTTTAAAAATATATCATGACAATAAAGTAAATTAGATTGATCTATCCAATGATATGCATTTTTCTGTTCGGGATTTTCAATATAAAACAAGTCCCAACTAAATTCTGGATTATCATATTGAGTTTCATGCTGATAAGTTTCTATAGTTGGACCCATAATATAGTCCAGATCAATACTTAATACTTTAGTAGTCAACTTATTCAACCTCTAATAATGGAGTATCTGTTAATTTATTTGTTATAGTTTCAAAAAGAATATTATACTTATACTTCTGTTTAGTAATAATATCAATACTCTTACCAGTTTGTTCTTCATATGCCATCATAAACATTGTAAAATAATGCCAATGAGTTCTAGGTACATATTGTGGAGACAGACAAACAAATACGTTATCAAATTTATAATCATCAAAAACATATTCTGTTCTCAATTTAGAAACAGCTTTGTTACCTAATTGTTTAAATGAATATTCACTCTTCCTTTTGTTAGATTCATGTAAATCGCTATTAGTATTACGAATCCAAGTATAGGAATTTAATTTTTCTTTGTAATGAATCCACCCAACCCAATTATCTTCAAAAACTCTATTCTTTCTAAGTGATTCAATTTCCACATCTAATCCTTCAACATCTTCATCATTAAAAAAATCTCCAGATAATATATCATGTTTTTGATCAATACTAATCAAATCTATATTTGAATAATTATCAATCCTATAAAGAATTGCATCATTATCATATGAAAATGTAACATTCTTAGACTCTTTTATTACCTTTAAAAATAAATGATAACAATAGATTATAGATCCAACATCAACACGAAAATGAGATTCCTCAAAATTAGTATTATCATATAATTCCTTCCAACGTATTGTAGGATTATCATTAAAATAAAAACGATCATAAAGATCCAATGAAGGATCCATCATATAATTCAAATCAATATTTAAAACTCTCATTTGATAACCTCATTATACTTATCCAATATATTATTACTTGGATCAACTATTGTTAAAATACTATCAGACTGCATAAGTAATGTTCTTTGATCAGTAACTCCTGGCCATCGAACAAGTTCTTCTTCATCTGTAACTTTAAAAGGATTTGTTAATTGACAATCTGGTTCACCAACATCAGCACCAATTTCACTAATCTCTGAGATTAAAGTAACTCCTATTTTCAAGATTAAACATTTAACCATTTAATGATTCCTCATACATACCAACTAACCTATCAACTGGTTCCATAATAGTTACAATCCAGTCTCTTGGAAGTGCAAACTCAGTATCTTTGGTTATTAAAAACCAAGAGGTAAGAGACACTTGAACTTTTGATGCCTCATCATTTTCATCAGATTCTTCTGTAAGTAACATAGGAGAAGATATATTTACCCTTTTAGGATTTTTAAAGAGATACCCATATGAATTTTCTTCTTTATCAAGAACCAATTCTTTAATATCTGCAATAAGAGTTTCCCCCGATTTTAACAAAGCTAATTTAACTGACATTTTAATTTCCTTTATAGAGTATATTATAGCAATAAAAAAGGGGTCTGTAAAGACCCCTGATCCATCTCGAACTCAATTATATTTAGAGAAAGTTTTTTCGTGAGTGATGTTCTGGAACTATCTTATTCAATTGTACGGTGAGGAGTCCATCTGTAAACTCGACGGATCCAATCTTCGTATCGTCGGAGATCGTCCAAATTCGTTCAAAACTTCGTTGGGCCAATCCTTTATGGACAAATTCTCCATCAACTTTCGATTCTTCTTTCCTGCCTTGTACAAATAGTTTTCCAAACTCCGTATAGACTTTAAGTTCATCTTTCTTGAACCCCGCAAGGGCGATTTCGAGTTTCGATTCATGATTGTTTAATTGTATTAAATTATATGGTGGATAGTTTGACGTTTGCGGTGCTGCATTGAAAAACCTGTCTAGGTAATCATCCATCCCTATGCCATTTTGTCGTATCACCTTCATCAATTCTGGAAGGTTGGCAGCATGATACGTTGCTAAATTAGTCATTGTTAGCTCCTTGTTAAGCGAGTTTGTGTTTTGTTGTCCCCGAAGGCGACACTACTATTTAAACACAATTCCTATTCTGGGACTTCGGTTAACTCGGTAAGTTTGGTTCGGGTTTCCTTCCAATTATTAACAGAGTGGGGATAACCGCCCATATTCTTTACTGCTTCTGCTAAAGAATAATCATTACCACCCTCCTCCATTCTATCACCAAAAAAATGCATCTCATCATCTTCAGTAAAATCTCTTAAGATTTGACTCTTATCACTACCTATAGGACCAATATCAATACCTGTTTGCCCACCAAGAGCAACAGACAGATCAAAAAATTGATTTCTAAGTCTATCTGCTATATCTTCTCTTTCATTAGTATCTTTATTCCACTCAATATATTCTGGTCTCCCAAGAAAGGGATCAGAATCTCTACCCAAGATACTAAAGTTTACTCCACCAGATCTTCTTTCAATATGATTACCATTACGAAAAGGAAACTGACTATAATCTAATTCATCATGTAAGAACCTCTCCACCTCTTCAGGTAACTCCCAAGTATCTCTATAAACATTTTTATCCGCTTCATAAACATCACTACCAGAACAATTATATACTTTCTTACAAGAATTATATAAATCATATCCTACTTGTTCTAATGTCTTTTCTCGATCACTACCAGTAACCAAATAAGTATCATTCGTACCTACAAAGTACAACATAAATTGTAAAAAATCAGAATCAATCTTACCCCTACTTGGAGTAAGAGTTCCATCAACATCAAAAATAAATTTTTTCATTCAATAATCAAATTCATCCAATATATCTAATGCATTATTTAATGCTTGTTGTGCTGCCCATCTTTCTTTACTATCCCAATCAGGATACCACACTTTTTGATCAATCCCCCTCTTTATATTCAGAAGACGTGATTCCATGTCAGTTTTTTTAAGTCTGCCGTTCATGTAAGTTCTGTATAGAGAGTTTGGCCAAGCACAGGTTAATGGGCAAGTTGCTACTGTCATGCTCTGTACCAATTATTAATTACTATAACAATATTTATTTTAAAAGTCTAGGTTTTCCTCTTGTTCTGTTAGGAGAATCACACTGTCTGATGTTGGTCTCGCAACACAAGTAAGAGCAAATCCTTGTTCTATTTGATCATCATCTAAAAAGAATTGTTCTTCCTGATTCAATGTTCCTTCTAAAATTTTCATACAACAAGAGGAACAAGAACCAGCACGGCATGATGAAGGATGATCCAAACCTGCTTCTTCTAAGGCATCTAAAATAGAAGTGTCCTCATCACACTCAAAGGTATGTGTTTCACCTTCTGATGTTTGTAGAGTGATAGTAGCCATTTACTTTTTGAATACAAAGCAATGTTATTTAGATTACATTTATCTCAATAATATGATACTATGAGGATTCCTCAACTTTTTTCTTTTTAGAACCAATATTATACTTAGTTTCTAATATCCAATCCCCTTTATCTTTATAAGATAAAACTTTTATTTGATTTAACGGTGCAATATCTTGTATTCTTTCAACATCTACAATAGTAACCAATCCCCAATCAGCAAGAAGCTGAGCAATACGATTCCTACGTTGAACATCATTACCAGTAAGGTTAGCATGTTTCCCATCAAGGGCAAACAATTCCTTAAAATGAACAAGGAAGTATCTTCCCTGCTTATGAAGTATATGACATGATTGATATATTTTCTTTTCCTTTCTTGATGCTACACCAATTCTTGTTAAAGTCTCACGGACTTTTAAGAAATCGTCTGGTTCACCCAAAACAACTTCTACCATTTGTTCAGGTGCCCATTTTATCTCAGGCTCTTGCACAACACTCATTGCTTTCCTCCAGTTTCAAATTTCGATTTTATAAAATTAAGTTGATCTTTTGTTAGGATTTTCAAAGCCTGTTGTGCTTTTTCATTACTATAACCATAGTAACGTTTTACATAATCAAGATCTTTGATTGTATCTTTACGGAGCCAAGGAGAGAATCTCTTCTTAGGTCTCAGTGTATTTAGCAAAAAATCATATTGAAGTTTTTTTGGTAAAAAAGAATAAATATTCATCTCATTTGCAAACATAATTGCATCAAGATGTCCTGAAAAACAACGATTAATAATATATGGAGGATACTCCTTTTCTACTGAAGGATCTTCATCAATAAGATTTTTCTTTGTTTGGTTAATAGAATTCAACCAGTCTTTCAATTCAGTCATTTTGGTAATTTGCGATTAAAGTTCCAGTATCCAAATGATTGCCACGTATAATAAATCCCACATAGAAACTTTTGAACAAAATACTCTGCCCATAAAAAACATACAATTGCAAAATCTAGAGGATCTTTAGGCATTATAATATATGATAAGGATCTATTTGTCCACCAAATTTATCAACATCTCTTATCAAGTTATTAAATCTTTCATTAGATTGAGCTAATTTCTGCTCCCCTTTAGTTGTGTAATGTAGTATAACAGGATTAAAGAACTCTTGATGTTTCTGTTCAATGTACCCCATTGTAACATCCTGTATACCAAACATACCACCAGTAGATGAAAGACGACTTAATAAAATCCAAACTGCATACTGATCAACAATACGTGAATTTGGGATAGGCATGAGTTGAGCACCATTTTTAAAGATAGTCATCAACTCTGTTAGTTCATCTAACCTATCAATAATTTTAGTATGAATATTGTTATTAAGCAAGATCACACCACAACAATACTTATAAACTTCTTCCTTACCACCAAGAGCATAGATTGCATCATCTACTGCTTTTAATTGCTTTCTTATATTTTTTCCACCACCAGTATTTGGATCATGTCTAAATCCAAATTCCTCTCTACCATAGACATCATATCGAGAATAAGTATCAAAAATATATTGAACATCATCATAGAAAATAGTATCAGAATCCAAGTACAAAATATTAGAAGATT